AGTCTGCTATAAGTTTAAAAACTATATCCATCAAATTATTTATTGCTTATTAAGTGCGTAGATTATATACTATAAGTTCTTATATAAGGAGAATATACTATGTCAGACATACATGATAAGTTAACAGCGGCTTTTGAAGCCTACCAAGAAGAGAATGCAAAGTTCTCAGACAAGGGTGTGAAAGCGGCTGGCACAAGAGCGAGGAAGGCTCTTCTTGAAATTGCGAAAGCAACCAAAGAAAGAAGAAAAGAAATCCAAGACGCTAAAACACAAGCATAATCAAAATGTGGATCTATTACATTAGGTCCACATAACTATTCAGTGAACATCGATAATAAATCATTCTGTGTGTATGCATGGACCCATATGATGGTGACCGCCTCAGGCAAACCTGTGCGTGGAGAATACTGGCCGTGTTGTAACTGGACACCCACACAAGATGACATACTGCCTGGCAAAGGCTATGACGTAGAAAATTCTACCATAGAACAATTTTGGCAGTCAGACGAAATGAATCTAATACGCAACAAAATGTTAGAAGGCAAACCAGTGTCTGGATGTACAGCCTGTTATCAAGAAGAACGCATGGGCACTGCCAGCCTAAGGCAACAAGAAAACAAAGGGTGGAGCAGGATGAGAGAGATGCCTCCCATCAATGAAGTTATAGATCGCTGGCAAGAAACCGGCGTGTGTGATCAACCTGTGTCACTAGATATAAATTTTAGTTCGCTATGTAATCTCAAATGTAGAATGTGTTTCAGTGGCCTCAGCAGTGAGTTAGCCAAAGAACAAAAAACAATAGTAGACGACCATGGTTGGGAATGGAAAGGCCATCTTAGTTGGGAACCAACAGATATGGAGATTATAGATCATGGCAAGAACACCAAACTGATGACTGAACTGTATGACATGATGAAAAATACAAAACGGATCTATCTCAAGGGTGGTGAGCCTAGCCTCTTACAAACCATGTACAACTATTTAGACTATCCAGTTGACCAAGGGTATGCTGAAAACATACAAATAAAATTCAATACAAATATGACCAACGTTCAGAAAAGGTTCGTCCAACTAATGGACAAGTTTCGCAAAGTAGATCTTACCATGAGTATTGACGGCATTGGTGACGTGCAGGAGTACATCAGAGCACCCAGCAAGTGGTCAAGCATATCTAAAAATATCACATATTTTATAGAAAACAATGATAGAGCAGACCTTATGGTGTCGCCATGTTGGCAGATATACAACCTATTCAACATCTACGAACACCTAGAATGGTTCAACGAAATGAATAAGAAAAGAAAAGTAGAAGTCACACCAATCATACTCGACTATCCTATGCACTTCAGAATAGACTCACTACCTTATGAAATTAGAAAACATGCTGTTATGCAAATTAAACAGTGTTTTAAACTGCCTATCGCGAGTCAACCAACATTATTTAAAAAACTTTACACATTGCTTAAGATGTTAGAAGACACAAAAGAGAACGATGAATACATTGACAAATTTGTAATAGTAACTAAAATGTATGACAAGTATAGAAAACAATCGATAGAAAATTCTTTACCTGAGTTATATAAACATGTTAAAAAATATTTCTAATATGACAGACAAAAACAAAGACCTTTTAGAGATCCCCAAGTTTCTGCGTGATCTCAGTCAATCGGATTCGCAAGCGAAGACAGAAGTGACAGAAAAGAAAAACAAGATAGCATGGCCAATAGAAACTGCCACAGCAGAAAAGGTTGTTGAACAACCAAAGAAAGCCAAACCCAAAGTAGATATACAAGCAAGGATGCAGGCACAGACATCAGAGTATCTTGTGGATGTAAGAGACATAATCGATTGTATGATAGAAGGGATTGAGGTAGAAACTGTGTATGATTTCTGTAAGGAACAAAACATACCCGGCGCCTACTGTTCTAAACTATTGCCAGAGTGTGAGTCTTTGCGTTATGAATACACAACCAGCCTGCAGGCAAGGAGTATCAAAAATGATGAACGTACAGAAGAACAGCAAGACTTGTATGAAGCCTATGAATGTTATAACACAAAGCAAATGAAAGGATTCATTGCTGTGCATGATCAAGCAATATCAGATATAGAACGTTGGAGCAAGATCAAGCAAGGTGAAAAGAAAGCAAGGAAGCCTCGTGCGATGTCAGTAGAAAGAATGATAAAGAAATTGCAGTACAAGAAAGAATGTAATAGGTATAAGTTAGTGAGTGTCGACCCTATATTGATTCCAAGATGTCAAATGGTTTGGTTGTTCAATACTAAAACAAGAAAACTTTCTCAATACAATGCAATGAGCAGAAATGGTATTACAGTCAAAGGCACCACACTTAAAGATTATGATCCCGCGGTGAGTATCTCTAAAACTGTTCGCAAACCCGAAACTGTCCTGCCAAAATTACACACCACTGACGGAAAAGTTGCAATGCGAAACATTTGGGACAGTATAAAAACCACTGAAACCAAAGGAAATGGTCGAATCAACGTTGACACAATCCTATTCAAAGTGTTAAAATAAGGTTATGCAAAATTCATTAGTACCCATAGTCATAGAACAAACGTCCAAAGGCGAACGTTCATATGATATTTTTAGTAGACTACTCAAAGAACGTATTATATTTTTAACTGGACCGATAAACGACACAGTGGCGTCATTGGTATCAGCACAGTTATTGTTCTTAGAATCAGACAACCCTAACAAAGATATTAATTTTTACATTAATTCACCAGGAGGTTATGTAACATCTGGTCTCGCAATGTATGACACAATGCAATTTGTAAAATGTGATGTGTCCACTATCGTAATTGGACAGGCATGTAGTGCTGGGTCATTACTGGCTCAAGCAGGTGCAAAGGGCAAACGATTTGCTTTACCCCATGCAAAGATAATGATACATCAACCATCGGGTGGTTATTCAGGACAGGCAACAGACATAGAAATTCATGCACAAGAAATACTTAAAACCAAACAACGGTTGAATGAGATATACGTTGAACACACTGGCCAAGATATAGAAACTATTCAGAAGAATATGGAACGTGACAAATTCTTTACTTCTAAAGAAGCATTAGAGTTTGGTCTTATAGATAAAATTATAGACAAACGTCCAGAATAATTACTGTATGGCAACAAGAATTGCAACAGTAATTGGAAACGGTGAAAGTCGTGCAGACTTTGACATCAACACTACCAAAAAGTTAGGATTAACTGTAGGCTGTAATGCAGTACACAGGGATATGAATCCTGACTATTTGGTTTGTGCTGACAAGAAGATGGTAGTCGAAGTCCTCAAAGACAAAGACAACAAAGTACCTTATCCATTATACACTAGACCAATGTGGTTAGACTCGTTTAAGAAACATCATTTTTTACCTGTTCCGGATTTGCCCTACGCAGGTAAAGACAGGATGGATGATCCTTTCCATTGGGGCACAGGACAGTTTGCCACTCTGGTTGCACTTAACAACACTTGGAGAGGCTGGGTAGGTCAGAAAGCACAGACTGTCTTTTTACTAGGATTCGATTTGTATGGATCAGGTGATGGAGGAAAACTTCATAATAACATTTACAAAGACACAGACAACTATTGGTCAACGTCGAGACATGCAGTGCCGCACCATTATTGGGTGTATCAGATGTCTAAGATATTCGAACATTTTTCTAACACAACATTTTTTCAAATAAACATAGAAGGATGGAAAGTACCTGAGGAATGGTCACAATGGCCAAACTTTGAATTCATTTCCGTTGATGAATACGCAGAGTTTATTGTAAACTACCAACAACAAGAAATTATGAAACAAAAAGAAGCAATTATAAATGATCTCAAACGCAGAATCTAAAATAGCCTTTGTTTGGGGCAACGGTGAAAGCCGGAGGAGAGCAGATAAGATGTATGCTGAGTTTTGGGCAGACATGAAACAGATTGGCCTACAGTATGGATGCAATGCAATGTATCGAGACATGTTGTTAGACCATTTAGTTGTCATTGATCCTAACATGCTGGAAGAGATAGCAAAAGACAAAGACAAGTATGCTGATCATTATCCTGTGTGGACAGGATATCGCAATCCAAAACAATGGGGAACAAAAGTAAAAATGATTCCAAGGAACAGGAGATGGAACGCAGGCACGTCAGCAACACATCTAGCAGTACAACATGGGCACACAGAAGTTTTTCTAATAGGCCATGACCTCGAACCAAACTCAAATGGACTGACCAACAACATGTACAAGAGCACAGACAACTATCGCAAGGTGTTCGAAGACGACATCGAATACGATAGATTTTACACAGACTGGAAAGAGATGCTCACAGTTAATACTGGTGTGCAGTATTACAGAGTCAAACCTGATTCAGGTTTCATTCCCAAGGTTATGAAACGTGGACCAGTGAAACACATCACGTGGAACGCATTTGTAGGCAAAGTGAAATCCTTGCGTAAGTCATTAGCAGTGGCATAATTACTGTATGCCGGTCACAAGAGTTTCAACCAAAAACCCTCTACCCGAAGATTACATTGTCACTTACAAAGAAGATGGCAGGTATGGATTTGTCTACTACCAACAACAAGGCGATCACAGGATCAAATACACTGGTAATATTTTCCAATCAGAAGACGAAGCCGAAAAAGAGGCATACGAGTGGATGTTCGCACAGGACACAGATGACGATGATAGGCGGCAAGTGAGACACGAGATGAAACATTTTTTTATAGAAGAGGCCTGTGTACATTAATGATACTGAAAAAAGTTTTCGAATTCACAAAGACTATATCCCTTGCAGGAGCCGTCCCCATTACCGAACACCAATATGTTAAAAAGGTTACATTTGCACAAGACAAAGATGTAACCGAAGTTGTTAGCAATCTTAACCAACTTAAGACATGCACCTACAACAGAATCAAAATACCCAGATTTGATTTTACCACAGAAGGAAAAACCATAATCATGAACATAGAGTTCATAGAAGGTGAAGTGTTAGACGGAAAGAAACTAAGTTATTTCAAAGATATTATGTGGACCGACTTAGTCCAATCGGACAATGAAATTGCCCCCATTGCCTATGATCCTGGTAATTTTATAATGCAAGGCAAGACTCTTTATTATATTGATCTGGAAGATATTAGATTGTCTTCTGTACAGGAAAGAACCATAAAATATAACTATTTCCTTGCACATATCAATCGCAAATAAAAAAAATCCTTATATTTCAACAACTTAAATGACTTGACAGATCTGGCAAAAATGCTATTATAAACTATGAATAACAAGGAGAGTATATGTCAATAGTAGATCTAGGTAACGGTGGTGTTTTAAAGAATGGTGTGGTGTTCATTCCAATTATAAAGTATCGCACAGCAGTTTTAAAAGACGCCCAAGGCAAAGTAATAGGTAGTGAGTACAAACACTGTGAAGGACCTTTGTATCCTGAGATGGATGAAAAGGATCATGCAGAAGAAGAGAACATGCAAGATTCCGACACAGCAGAAGAAATGAACACAGAAGACTTAATGGAATATTTTAGAGACTGTGACAGACTAGAAGAGATTGCACAATGTTAACATCATTAATAATCACAATGATCGCAATAACAATGGGTATTATATTAGTTACATGGACAATATAGAATACAACACAAACAAAGTGATAGCCATCGCAAACAAGGTTATCAAGGTGTATGGTTGGGTAACCAAAAAAGACAGGTGCATGATTGCCAGTATGTTGAAACAGCAATCGGACATCACAGGCAAACCTTTGGCCTATGAATGGAACGGAACAGTTGTGGATTACAACAGAGCATATACCACAGCAGAAAGAGTGAAGGACTATTACAAACGGTTTGAAATGACTGACACAGATGAGCAAGTGGTTGAAAAGATAAAAGACCATTTCAAGATTTACTTGTTCAAGATCATAGGTGAAACAACATCAAGTTTCCAACACCTCACAACAAAATTATTGCAACAAGAGACTGTGGACGAAGAGTATATTGGTATAGTATCAAGTTGGCCACACATAGTAAACGACAAACAGAAAGAGGTTGAGAATGCATAGTGCGAGTATTATCAAAGAGATAGAATCAAACAATTCAAGATTGTCAA